CTGCGTCTCCAATTAATCCTATAACAGGACCTTCGGCTGCTGTGCCATCATGTTTGTGTCCACCTGTATTACTAAATGCATTGAGTGCTTGATTGAACTCGTTATTAAATAATGCTGCTGTTATGGTATCCCCATCAACGAACGAACTCTGTCTTATGTAACCTGCCATTTCCCTATCTCCTACCTGACGGTATAAAATCTATATATAAACCATTTATTGTGTATGGTGCTTTGTTGTCTTCTGTTATAACTGTAAAGTTATTACTTGTACCACTTCCTTGCACTGGTATTCTTACCATAGGTGCTGAAGTACCTCCAAATACAGTTAATCCAAAAGCAGCTGCCCCAAACTCTGCAGGTGGATTGATTGTTCCAAAAGAAAAATTACTTGTGGGTTGAGGTACGTCTTGACTATTAAAATCATATTTAATATTAAGCTCTGGAGTTACTACTCCTTCAGCTGAACAAGACACTCTAACATAATGTAAAGTTTTTAAAGTTCCTAAGTCCCCGTAATCGTAATCGGGAGTGGAATACCTAGCAAGTATATTAGACCCATTAAAGTCATTGCCTGAATCGTGCACAAGCACAAAGCCGTCAGTATCACCATGATAATATTCTTCAACACCATTTTCGTTAAATCCAGCCCCCAAGCTGGTTACTTCTATTCCACTTATTTCTGACCACTCAAACCCGTTAGGTCTAAGCGTTCCTATAATTCCTTTTTGTTGTGAGTTTACAACAGTTATGTCTGTATAAAATAATCTATACTGAGACTTCTCTCTAATTACAGTACTTGAAATTACAAACCTATCTATGTTCTGTGCTAGAGTTGTAATAATTGGTTGTATAGCTTGGCTTACTGTCCCTAACTCAACATCTCCAATTCTCGCTGTACCAGCAACTGTTCTTAGTCCATCGGGTGCTAAGAAAATAAGGTCACCACCAATCTCTTGAATGCTGTAACCTGAAAGACAACCAATGTTTTTAGCCACTGGGACTACCACCGGTGTACCGTTTATATCTTGGAGTTTAAATATACTACTCCTACAAAATATAAAAAGTTCCTGACGGAAGCTTTTAATTCCTACTATCTGGTCTGACAAGGTTATTGAACCTGAACCAGTACCACTAAAATCTGTTGGGTCTAAAAGTTTACTGTAAAATACTGTACTTAAATTATCTTCTACCCCTGCTACAACTAAATGTTTATCGTGTAGTTCTGAATGTGTAACATGTTTAGTACCTGTTACAGTAACTTCACTACTAAAATATGTTCTGCTGTTTACATTAGCACCTGTGCCTTCCATTCTAAAAGCATAAGGTTTGTTAGCCCCATCACATATAACAAGTAACCCGTAGTCAAAATCTGCTCCTTCAAACAAAGAAAAACTTATTTTACCTTGACCTGTTCTAGTGAGTGTGCTACGACCTGTAAAGGCTGTGTGATTATCTCCACTAGCATCTACAGAACTTCTACTAACATTTAACCAATTTATTCCATCTTGACTAAAAAATATCCCTGTACCTGCACAAGCTATAACACCATCAGCATAAGGAATAACACCATGAATAGTGTCAGCACTTCCTGTAGGTTTTACAGCATTTGTACTTCCTAATCTTTCATAACCATTTACACGTCTATAGCCACCCTCAATAGAGACTTCAAAGTTTCTGAGGTCTGTAGCTACTCCGGGGGTTTTAAGCAAATCAATTTGATTGGTTGCTTTAACTAAACCACCAGCACAGGCTACGGTATAGGGTTGTGATGTTGCCATAAATTAAAAGTATCTTCTATCGTCAGTCATTGTACGAGGAGTTGGATTTATTAAATTAGACTTCATAGTCTTCATTGATTTTTTATAATCGTCCATTGCAAAAGCTGCTTGTTGTGCACTTTCTTTAAACTGCCAAACATAGTAACGTGCTTTAGCAGTTATAATATTTGTGTATTGTTCTGGAAAGACTACTGTGTCTCCATGTGCTGCAAGTTTAGTAGGTTTTTCAAATGCATAAAAATGTATGTTGTACACTTTATCAGGTATTGGACTTAATCCAAACTTCCTGCCATCTGGTGATTTAATAACTCTACAAGGCTCACCATAAGCCTGTGTGTCTGCATCGTCTGCATTCTCACTGTCTCTGTAATATCTTTTCCAATCAGCTAAGTTTAAAAACTGTAATCCTCTTGAGACAAAGGGAGCTGTTTCACCACTAACATTAATGGTTGTTAAATAAAAATCATCCCAGTCTATTGAAGCGTAATCATCTTTGACGCTTGAGCTACTTACTTTTAACTCGTACCATCGGGTACCAGCTACAGAAGCTACAGTCACGTTTCCATAGAAGGGGTCAGTTGCACCACTTTCACCGGCTGTGAAAAATGGTAACTGCGGTTCTTCATTTGCTATATCAAATATAGCTTTGTTAACAGAGTCTTTAACAAACTGCTGTAATCCTACAGCACTTGTAAAGTTTGCAGAAGTAAGAGGAATCTCATTGAGTTCTCTTAATACTTCGTTAGTTAAATCTAAATATGTTGTTGCCATTATTTACCTTTAGCTTTTACTTGTGCTTTTTTACTTAAATCTTTTAAATGAAATAACTTTTTACTAGTTTTAGTATGTGTTTTACCTGTGTGTAAAGTCCCATTAGCCATCTTGTGAGAATTGCCTGTGTGTTCAGTGCCGTCTCTTTTGTAATGTTTTACGCCTTTCATATTAACAAGGTTTAGCTTTTGGCATTCCACCTTCTTGATACATTGATCTACCTGAATAAGCTTTTTGTCTTTTAGGTTTTGGCGTACCACCATAAACTTTTTTCATTCTCTTTGGATTCATATCATCCTTCATTTTTTTATCTGAACCGTATTTCATATTAGTCTCCTTTAACTATCTGTATCTTTTTTGTCTTGAAGTTCGTCAGTTTGTTCGTCAATGTTTTCAACAACAGTAGTAATTACACCATCGTATGTTTCTGCAACAGTACTAACAATATTACTAACATCGTTTAAAGCTGCTCCTGAAATGCTTCCAGCTGTTTTAACGGTTGTGTCTATTGTAGTCATAGCAATATCTTTGCCGCCTTCAATAACCGAACTAACTGTAGCACATGAAGTTGCTAATAATCCTGCTAATATTAAATATGAGTTTTTCATAATAATTCCTTATAATAATTTTAAAAAGTGGAGGAACCCTAAAGCCCCTCCGATTTGGTATCAGTTAATACCGTAGACTGTATTACTAACCCGCTTGAGTTGTTGTAATTGCGTCTTGAACTTTACACTGCCCGTTAACATACCAGTTAGTGCCATCGCACCATACATGAACAAAATCTCCATGTAATGCTTTGTTAGCTACTAATGAAATAGTATCTGCGTCTTCAACAAACGCTACACTTCCTGCTGCATCTTCTGCTGAAGATATGCTACCTACAATAATATTAGCACTAGATGCTGTTACTATTGTATGTGTGCCTGTAGGAACTGTTCCGCCAACATAAAACCAAAACTCTAATCCCGCTGCCGGGAGAGGAAGAGTTGAGACTTTAGCTGCTGCTATATTCATTATAAAACGAGTACCTGACTCTGCTGCTGTAATTACATTAGTTGCAACTACAACTTCAACGTCTGAAGGCTTTTGAATTTTCTCAGATAATACTCGAACATCAACTGTTCTTGCTGAGTTACGTCCAGTATCTCTTATATTTTCAATTGTCATATTATTTACCTCTGTAAAATTTATGCGTTAAAAAAAGTGGAGGAGCCCGAAGACTCCCCCGACCTTGACTAGTTAGTCAATACCGTAGAAAGCACCTACAATGGCTTCGTCTCTAAGTACTTTCGCACCATAGACATGAAGACCACGCACAATGTCACCAAACGATGTTGGGTCTCTCAACACTTCTGTTGAAAGGATTGTGTTAGCAGTTGCAGTAGAAGACATGTGACCAGCCATACATTTACCAGCAGCATTAGATGTTGCAGCAATGTTGTTTGACTTGTACATATCAAATCCACGTAATTTTCCACTTGATACTAGTCCATTTCTAATAGAACCTTGTCCACCATTATAGTCGACAGATAGTAATTTAGAACTAGATTGTCCTAGAACCTCATAGAAGTCAGGACTTGCAACAAACCATCTACCTTCTTCAGGTACATTCTGTTCGTCTAATAGTCTTGCCATTCTACCCATTAGGTCTAAAGGGTCGTGTTCGCTAGAACCAAAACCTATGTCCAACCCACCTGTTCCATCAAAAGTTCCAGCTGCTAAATCAACAGCACTGTCTGAACCTAAAATGTGATTAGGTGATGAAGCTGAACAACCGGCAAACATAGTTGCTAATACAGCAGCGTCATATGAATCTTTCAATGCATAAGCAGCTGATGAAGAAGCCATTTCTTTGAAGTTGACATGTGACATATTACTTTCAATATCATCAACGATGAATTTAAAAGCTTTAGCACTATCAACAACCAAAGTAATCTCTTGGTCTGTCAGTCTAGTTTCAGTTGTATCGCTATTTCTTGTGTAATCAGACACTGAAATAACGGGTTCTTTAATTATCTTTACGGAATCTCCGAAAGATGAAATTTCACCGGCATAGTCGGTGTTAGTAATTGCTTCAATAACCGAGGCTTTCCTAAAAAAGTTCATTACCTTTTTAGAGTAAACCGAAGGTAAAAAGAAACTATTGTTCTGTCCGGCAACTGAGTTTCCAAAGTTGGCGTTAGTATCCGTGCTCGGTTCAAAAAATTGAGCCATGATATTTTCTCCTATTTATAGTTAATTTAAAATTTTGCCCTGTTGCCAAGCTTCTGATATAGCAGTTTCGTGCTTATCAAACTCTTGTGGCGACATTGCATCAATTTCCTTTAGTGACCAGACCTTCTCCTGATTAGGTTCTATACTAGTTGTTTTAGTAGAGACCATGTCAGCAGCAGACTGTCTAGTCGGTTTTTTAGAAGATGACTTAGTCTTCGTAGGTTCTATACCTATATCTTTCTTGAACAAGTCAAGAGCACGAGAGGCGAGGTCAGAGTCGTCAACATTGCTGTATATCCAATCTTGGATAGACTCAGGTTGTTCTTTTGCCCAACTAT